TGATTTACCTTTCTTTAATAATCTCTTCTGATAGTATAATGTCTCACGTTTATCACGCTTTAGACGTTCAATTTCTTTACTCATAAACAGCTCCTTAAAATAAGTTGAAATTAAAACCATCATATAAATCACTCTACTTCGTTATCAAACCAGGAAATGCATCCTGACAAAGCTTCTTAGTGATGCCAGTAAACTTCATCTTCTTGTCTTTCGCCAATACTAGCATTTCAGCCTCTGAAGCATGTAAGGACTCCAATAGCTGAATAAACATTGTTTCTCTTTTAATAGGGTTGACTGCACGTCCAGTTGGGCCGTTAAAGAAAAATTTAAACTTAGTATATCTTTTCTCTAATCTGGAAATGTTTTTACCCATAGGAGCATCGTCAGGCTCATAAGGTGGTGGGCCTTTGGGTAAGAGACAAGTAATTGTCTCGTCATAGTTAATTCTAATTAAGTCCTTCATTGCTGGACTTTGATTTGCTCTTAGATAAGCAACTCTTTCTTTTTTAGTTTTTAATTTACTTGCTTCAGTAAATATCTCACTTAGTAATCTTTTCATTGTTGTAAAATTCCTCCACTACTTCAATCAATAATTTGCATCTTTTCTTAATAAGATAATTCAGAACTTTCATCCTCATAGGAAGTTTCTGTTCGTTATAGTTATTTATAATACTTTCTTGAATGTCCTCAGGGATTTCAGTTAAGTCTATAAGTTTTTTATTTCTTTGATAATTTCTAAATAACTCTTCTGGCATAATTCTTCTTAGGTCTTCTGCATTATTTATCCATTCATCAATTCTAGTTTGTCTTAGTGGTGTTTGTTTTGCACCTTCCGTAATAAAGGTATCATCATTAGATAATACATTTGGAATTCCATCACCACCATCGCCTCTAAAGATATGATTCCAAAGATATGTTACTGGATTTTCATCTAATACTTGTTTCTTTTGAATAGGTGAGAATTGTTTAACATTCTTATATCTCTGTAGTTGAATAAAGTCTTTATCTGATGAAACAATCATTACTGGTTCATGTTGACCAAACTCTTGGGTTTGCATGGCAAGAGTACCGATGATATCATCTGCCTCACAACCTTCCATATGTAATACTTTATAAGGTAAGTTCTCAGCAATCTCTTCTCTTACTAGATTAAGTATTCTAAAGATTTCATTCCAATCAGTGCCTGTATCTTCACTACGACCCTTTCTACGATTTGCCTTATACTCTGGAAAGTACTTTCTTCGCCAAGTATTCATGCCGTCAGCACAGATTACCATCTGTCCGTATTCATCACGGTATCTTTTATTATACATTCTAATACTGTTCAGTATCATATGCCTTATCATATCTTCATCATTTAATTTTTGCACTATGATGTTTGATAGTGCGATCTGACTATAATCAAGTAGTATCATTATCTGGTTCTTCTTCCTTAGGCGACGATTGTGCCTGTTGCATTTTTTTAATTTTAATATAGAGTTTATCCATATCTTTCTGTAAACTATGGGGTAAGTCAATGTATCTAAGTAGCATTGCATAAATCATATTTGCAATTACAAATGCATCTCTACTTTCACAATATTGTTCATCACGAATATCAAAGCCTTCTAACCAGCCTAAGTCCATATCTGATACTTCATATTCTATCATGTTTAATAAGTGCTGAGATATTTCCATAGATTCTTGTGTGATAGTATCAATCACTGATGGATGACTACCATCTGAGTCTATTGTTATTTCTTTTCCTGTCGGAAACTGTATTAACTTTCCCATAATATGTATATTATACTACAAATCCCTCTGCTTGTAAAGTGTTTTTTATAAGTTTTTTACTGCATTTCCGCCTAGTCTTATCTGAATGATACCATTATAATAGTCATCAGTTAGTAAAACATCTCGGTCAAATTGTTCTTTGGCTTCTAAATATGCACATTCACCCTTGGTCTTACATAGATGTAATATCTCTCTGGTAAAATTATCTTCACCATATTTATCAATGTCTTCCTGTAAGTGCTTACTAGAGCCCCAGTATTTTCTCCAATCAGATTCAACAAGAAGTCTTTTACGGCGCTTTCTTGTTTTTGTTATTGGTAGAGTTTTCTTGCTCCAAAAGAATTTCTTTCCAACGTATTTCTGATTGGTTGTTTTGTTCGTTATCAGATAAACAAAACCGTACGCGTCTTCGTGACTGAAGTCCTCTGGAATTTGCCATTCTTTGTCTTGATAGTGCCATACTGTACTCATACTCTTATTTAGTAGTTAAAATTTAGTTCCGTAGTTTCTTCTTCTTCGGTCGCTGTACCACATACTGGGCAAAAGACCGGCTTAGGTTTATCTTCACCTAAGAAATGAATTTGAGTTTTTGCATAACACATCTCGCAGTTGTGAGTATACCAATGGGTAGGTTCGTGTGGATTATGCATGATTGGATACCCATTCTTTTAGTTCTTGAAATCCTCCAATATTCTCTTCTTGGATTCTAATCTGTGGAAAGGTTCTTGCAGTAGGAAAAGTTTCAAATAACTCGTCTCTAGTAAACTCCTTTCCTAGTGATTTATATACATAATCTAGTTTGTGTTCTGCTACTAAGTTTACTGCCATTACACAGTACGGGCAACTTTCCTTGCCCCATATTTCTATATTCAATTTACTACTCCATTTATTACCCAAAATGATAACAACATAAAACCAAACACTGCAACCTGTATAATTGCAGCCCAGAATATTTGTTTCATTGGGTGTACTTCTGTTAATTTTTCTATCCAAGATTCACTTGGAGAAAGGTTTACAACCTGTAATACTTTTTCAGGTTTTGTAAACCATGGTATATGTATCATAAACTCATTCCTGATAATGTTGTTGAGTCAACATCTTGTTTCACCCCACCTGTTACATAAGAAGTAATTTCAGTTTCTTGTGGTGCCACTTGGACATTACCACCACCAATCCATTTCTCTGTCCATGGTAAGGGATTCATTTTACTTACTGTATAAGGACATGGCAAACTTAGAGCCCTCATCCTTTTACAACCTATCCATTCTATATAGTCTTTTAGAATACTCGTGTTAAGGCCAATCATAGAACCGTCTTTAAAGAGATAGTCTGCCCAGGCTTTTTCTTGTTCTATAACTGATTCAAAGAGTTTAACTGCATCTGGTTCCATTTCTTTTGCAATCTTTACAAAGTCTTTATCTTCTTTTACTAGATTTTTTAAGATAGTTGTGGTAGATGCTAGATGGACGTTTTCATCACGAGCAATAAATTTAATAATCTTTGCATTACCTTCCATCTTTTT